CCCACCCCAGGACGATTCACTTCTGCGCGCTCACCGCCTCACCCGGCGCCCGCGCCTACTACGACACCATCCGCGCCCGCGGCGTCTCCCACCACGCCGCCCTCCGACAGCTCGGCAACCGGCTCGTGGGCATCCTCCACGGCTGCCTCAAGACCAAGACCCGCTACGACGAGGACACCGCCTGGCCCAGGCTCGCCACGGCCGCGGCTTGACGCCAAGGACCATGGGATGTCTGACCTGGAGCACCCTCACGATGCGTACTTCGACACCGCCCGCGACGAGGCCGCGCACTGCCGACGCCGCCTGCCCCGCCTCCCTCGATCCGCCAGGGTCCGTAGCCCGGCTGGTCCTCGCCGACGACACCGCCCCGGCCGAGGTAGCCGCGCTCCTCAACATGTCGGTCGCCGAACTGCTGGCGATGGACAACCTGCGCGCCGGCGAGCGCATCCGCGGCGCAGCGGCACCTGCCATCGACGTGGCCTGCGCGGTGCTGCAGTGGCCGGACCTGGCCTCCTTCGCGCCGGTGCTGCCGAAGCCGAAGTCGGCGGCGGGCACCGGCGGCCGGAAGATGGACTACCCGCCGCTGCTGATGCTGATCTACGCGGTCCTGGAGCGCGTCTTCCGCTCCGGCACGCAGGTCGACGCCGAGATGCGCTACCCGTTCAACTGGCTGCGCTTCCGGATGGCCTACCACCAGCTGACCGGGGTTTGGCTGCGCGAGGAGCCGATGGCCTGGGCGAACTACGAGTACTACAGGAACACGTACCTGGCGCCAAAGCACCGCAAGGGCGAGCCGATCGACACCGGCATCTTCCAGCCGGACAGGCCGACGGTGCTGCAGCAGCTCATCCACCACCTCGGTGTGGTGTCCGTCGAGCTGGTCCGCGCCTTGGGCGGCTTCCCCGACGAGGAGATCGACCTGCAGGACCCGAACCCGCTCAACGCCCTCCACGGGGACGGCTCGCAGAAGAAGTCCAACTCCGGCGTGCGCGAGTTCACCGACATCTTCGCCGACGGCACCACCGAGACCCGGCTGTACGGCTCGCGGGCCAGGAAAGGCAAGCCGCGAGTGCAGCGCGTCTTCACCGATACCGCCGCCGACGGCAAGACCGGTGACGGGCTGAACATGGTCGGCCTGTACTGGCGCCACCCCGAGCTGACCGACAGCCGGGTCGTGCTCTTCGTCGGCATGGCCCCGGGCGCCGAGGTCAACGTCGCGCTGCCGGCGGTGCGGCAGGTGCACGGCCTGATCGGCGACGCACTGCACTTTCTCGTCTACGACGGACTGTTCACCGGGGAGGCGCTCGACGAGCTGCTCGTCCGCTACGGCATCGTCGCGTTCAACAAGGCGCCGAAGGCCGACACCAGCGCCCGCGCCACTGGCCGCAAGGCCAACCCGACCCGGCGGCCGGACGTCGTCCTCGACGAGCTGAAGATCGCCACACACGACGCCGACGGCAAGCCGATCAAGAAGTCGTCGGACAGGGCGCGGCTGCGCACCGCGGAGTACCAGCGGGAGGTGAGTGCCGTTCTGGCCGATCAGAAGCACCGGGACCCGGTCGGTCAGCGCACCTACTTCACCAAGACCGGCAAGGCGGTGCAGAAGCCCACCGAGTACAGCTACCTCGCGCCGGCCCGGCACAAGCGTTCCGACGGCACGGTCTGCGAGCACCAGCTCGTGGCCGACGACACCGCGCTGTGGGAGTGGGAGTTCGACTCGGCCGCCGGGGAGAACGTGAAGCTCACCCGGGAGCCCGTCGAGCGGCTCGCCGCCTCACGCCTGCGTGACACCGCCGGGTACTACCTGCGGTTGGACTACCGCATGCCCTGTGAGCACGGCGACTTCTCGCACCGCATCGAGCTGCGCCCCGCGCTGGGCGCCGCCCGCCGCCCCAACGAGCCCAGCCGGCTGCTGCGGGCACTCCCGGAGGCCTACGCCGAGGCGTTCCACGCCATCTTCGACGTCCGCAACGACGCCGAGGGCGCCAACTCCGCCTACAACGCCACCCTCTACATCCAGGGCCGGGCACAGAGCCTCGACGCCCATGCCCAGCTGCTGGACTGGCTGGCGTGGGCGCTGCTGAACAACGCGCTGACCTACGTCCACCACCTCGGCGCCGGCCTGGAGGCCGGGCACAAGCCGAAGAAGACCCGCAAGCCGGTCCGCACCGCCGCCTGACCGGCACAACCCACGACGGCCGCGGCCGGGGACAGGCCATAGGGCTCCCCGGCCGCGGCCGTCGTGTAGGGCGATGGGGGGACGCCGAAACCGGGCCTGCGCCCGACGCGCGAGCAGGCCCTTCTCAAACAGGCTGAAGACGCCGCCGGGGACCGCCTCCGGCCAGCCCGAGGAGGCCCCATCATGACCGCCGCTCTGCCCGGTGCGCTCGCCACCGACGACCTGCGCCCGACGGCGGCAGCACGACCCCGTGCCCCCTTCACCCTGGTCGGCCTCCGTCCCGGTGCGCCCTCTGCCGCACAGCCCCTGCCCGCGCTGCGGGACATCAGCTACGCCCAGGCGATGACCGCCGCCGCCGGCCACCGCAGCGATCCCAACCAGCCGCTGGCGCCCGCCGACCTGCTGCCCCTCCTGCCCGCTGTGTGGCGCCAGCTTGGCCTGTTCCCCACCGAAGACGGTCGGGCCGCCGCGATCGCCACGCTGACCCGCTTCGCGGCCTGGCTGCCCGTCAACAAGGTCACCGACCTGCGCGACGTGGATACCGCCTGCGCCACTCGCTTCGTCAACGGCAAGTTCGACGGCGAGCCGACCCTCGAGCACAAGCACTGGCGGCGGATGACGCTGATCGTCAGCTGGCTCACCCTCGACCACCTCGGCATCGTCACCGCCGGCGCGGACGACGGCGAGGGCCCCGCGTGGCTGGCCACCGCCCGGTGCCGCCGCGGGCCCGCCGGAGAGATCCCCGCAGCGCAGCTGTTCCGGCTCACCGACCTGCAGCGCACCCGCGCCGCGAAGGCCCGCCGCGCCGGCAAGAAGCCGCAGCCGACCGACGTGCTGCCCGACCGCCCGCTCACCGAGATCGAGATCGTCGCCGGCCGGCTCACCGTCGCCGGCTGGAACCCGGCCAGCCGCGACCAGATCACCGTCTCCTGGGCGCTCGCCGAGGCCGGCGCCGGCACCGGCGAGATCCCCTGCGTGCGCGGCACCGACTTCGACGACCTGGCCGCGCCCACCCACGTGCACCTCGTCGGCACCCGCAACGCCGCTCCGCGAACCGTCGCACTCACCCCCTGGGCGCGCGCACAGGCCACCCGCGTGCTGCGCAGGCTCGAGCGCGCCGCCGTGCCCGCCGGCGCCACCGTCGCCTACACCGGTCGCAAGGACCCCGAGCACAAGGACGTGCAGGCCTCGATCAGCGGCAACCTCAACCGCGTCCTCGACGCCGCCGGCATCACCGGCGATGACGTCGCCCCGAACTCCATCCGCCACTGGGCCGCCCGCCACGCCTACGACACCACCGGCCGGCTGCGCGCGGCCGCCGGCGTCCTCGGCCGTGACTACGGCATCGACTGCCTTCACCAGATCGCCCTCGACCCGGTCGAGGTCGGGTAGCTGCCAGCGCGCCCCTACGCACACGAATCCCCGCCCATCGGTCAGGTGGCGGGGACTCGTGGCACTGCGGCTGTGATCCGGCCTCACTCCGGCGGCAGCAGGTGGCGGTTGACCTCCAGTCGGCGGCGGCCCTTGTCGGTCAGCACGCGGTATCCGCTGTCCGTGCCGCCCTCCCCGTGCTCCACCTGCACGAGATTCGCCTGCACGGTCGAGAAGCCGGCCAGCCCGCGGTTGTCGTACCCGACCGACTGTGCGATGCGGTAGAAGGCGTCCTTGTGCATGCGTCCGCCCGCCTGCTCAAGCGCGTGCAGCACGATCGCCTGCCGACGACGCCTTCCTTCGTTGGTGCTGCCCGAGACGTCGAGCTCGGTCTCCGCCTCGGGCGCCTCGGGCTCGATGCCCTCGGGGTCGCCCAACCGAGCCAGCGCCTGCGCCAGCTCGTGCCAACCCTCACCGATCTTCTGGGCGGCGTCCGCAAGTTCTTGCGTGTTCATCGCGTGTCTCCTTTCCTTCGATAGAGATCACCGGCGATCTCTCGTGAACACATCGTGCTCCCATACGAGTCCGCGTGTCAAGAGGTTGCATGTGTTCTCGTGTGATCGCTCGTAAGACTGGTGATTGGAGTAGGCGACTGACTGTTCCGCGCGGTGCCGCACGGTGCGTCGCGGCGGAACGGGAGCCTGGCGGCAACCGGCCGACCGCACGCACCTCGACAACTCCAGACCGCACATCACGCGCGGGCACCCGCCGTGCCACGCGGCGAGGGTCAGATCGGCACGACAGGAGGTGAACCAGCACCGCCGCGACCCTCGCCGCGGACACGACGGGGTATGAGCGCGTCCAGTAGCAACGCTGTCTCGCTGGCGGCCGCGCGCCTCGGTACGAGGCATGTGGGCGAGCCATGGTTCACGGGCGTGACGGGGTGCGTGCGAGGACGGGGGGTAGCGGCTGGACCCGCCGTGATTGTGTCGGCCCGGCCGTGTACAGGTACGCCGTGATTGCCTCGCAGATTCGCCAAGCTGGGCCGGACCCCCGCTCGGCCACCTCCCTGCATGTGACCCGTAGCCCAGCCGCGACACGTTCGCGGGCTGACCGACCGGCGGACCGCCCGGCCGTAGGGTTCAGTCGATTGCCGCTCGCAGGCCGCCGCGCACGGTACGGGTCGACGAAGGAGGTGGCGGTGGGCCTGCGATACATCGGTTCGAAGGCGCGCGTCGCGGCGGAGATCATCGACGAGCTCGGAGCGCCGGGGACGCCAGAGGGTGTGTTCGTCGACGCGTTCTGCGGGACCGGTTCGGTCGCCGTAGCCGCCGCCGAGGCCGGGTGGGGTGTGCGTCTCAACGACTCGTTGCGCAGCGCCGCGATTACCGCGACTGCGCGGCTCGTCAGCCGGGACCAGGCCCGATTCTCGGGCCTCGGCGGGTACGAGGCCGCGGTGGCGGCGTTGAACGGACTCGGGGGCACCGTCGGATTCATCGCGCGCGAGTACAGCCCCCTCTCGGTGGAGACCGCGGGAGTGGAGCGGAAGTACTTCACCGTCGCCAACGCCCGCAGGATCGACGCGGCTCGCGCTCAGATCGCCGCCTGGTACGGCGCCGGTGAGCTCACCGAGCTGGAGCATGTACTGCTCCTCGCCGACCTGATGGTCGCGGTGAACCACGTCGCCAACACCGCGGGCACCTACGGGTGCTTCCTGCGGGACTGGACGGCCACGGCGATGCGGCCGTTGCGGATGGCGCCTCGACAGCTCGCTGAGCAGACCTTGCGGCTCGAGGTCAGTGTCGGGGACGTGCTCGACGTTGAGTACCAGCCCGAGGACGTCGCCTACTTCGATCCGCCGTACACCAAGCGGCAGTACGCGGCCTACTACCACATCCTCGAGACCGTCGCGGCGGGCGACGAGCCGGACGTCGGCGGAGTGACCGGCCTGCGTCCGTGGAAGCACCTCGCGTCAGACTTCTGCTACCGCAGCCGCGCGCTCACCGCGCTGGACCGGCTCGTCGAGGAATGCGGTGCCGGTCGCATCTTGCTCAGCTACAGCAATCAGGGCCACGTGAGCCGCGCGGACCTCGAGGCGGTCCTGGCCGAGCACGGGGAGCTAACCGTGCACCGGCTGGGCGCGATCGGCCGCTACCGGCCCAACCGCGCCGCGGCCGCCCACAGCTCTGACGTGAACGAGTATCTGTTCGACCTGCGCAAGCCGGTCGCGCATCTGGAGGCCGCCGCGTGAGCCGCCCCCGGACCCACGAGCAGCGCCTACTCGCCGACGCCGCGGCGCTCGTCACGCGGGCGCTCACCGACCTCGACGCGCCCGCCGTTGGCCGGCTCGACCTGCTGGAGGCGACGGCGGCCGGCTACGCCGGCTGGGACCTGGATGACTACCGGGAGCGCTTCAGCCGTCCCGGCCAGGTCCCCGCAGACGACGTGCGCGTCTGGGGTGACAAGCTGCTGCACCTGCTCGACGCGCTCCCCATCCCAGTCCCGCTCGCACTGTCGGCGCTGGCGCACCCCCAGCTCGATCCTGGAGCGCGGCGCACCGCCGGCGCCTACTACACCGACTTCCGCCTCGCCCAGCACCTGGCCGCTCAGCTGCCGCGCACCTACCGCACCGGCGATCGGGTGATCGACCTCGCCGCCGGCAGCGGCATGTTGCTGGTGGCCCTGACCCTGCACGTCGCCGACGGTGACCGGGCAGCGGCCTCGCGGTTCGTCCGTGACGCCGTGTGCGGAGCGGACCTGCACGGCGACGCGCTGGCCTCGACCCGAGCGGCCCTCGCCGCCACCGTCGACGACCTCGACGCCGTGTCGGCCCTGGACGAGCGCCTCGTGATCGGCGACAGCCTCACGCGCCCGCTCGCCGAATGGGAGGCGCTCGCACCTGGCGGCTTCGCGGCTGCGATCGGCAACCCGCCGTGGGAGAAGCTCAAGGTCACCCGCCACGAGCTGCTCACCTCCGCCGGGATCGATCGGCACTACGGCTCGGACTACACGGGACACGACGATGCCGCCTACGACGAGGCCCGGCAGCGGATGCTGGCGTACGCCGACGAGCTCGGTGCCCGCTCCCGGCTGCAGGGCAAGGGCGAGGCCGACCTGTACAAGCTGTTCCTCGAGCTGGCCGCACGCGTCGTCCGCCCCCACGGCCAGCTCGGCTTGCTGCTGCCGGCTGGACTGATCCGCTCCCAGGGCACCCAGCCGCTGCGCGAGTTCCTCCTCGACCACGCCGAGGCGCTGTCGCTCACGGTGCTGGAGAACCGCGCCTCCTTCTTCGCCATCGACACCCGCTTCAAGTTCCTCGCCGTCGTCGCGCAGCTCACCGAGGCGAATGCAGGTTCGACGTTGTCGTTGCATCACGCCGCCGGCACCGGCGCGGGGGTCCTCGCTCAGCCGGCCGTGGAGATCGACCGGACCGAGCTCCGGCGGCTTCGGCCCGATCTCACCGTGCCGGAGGTTCGGACCGCCGACGAGTGGCGGATCTTCGCGCGGATGTCCGAACAGGGCGTGACCCTCGACCACGACAGCTGGCGGCACAGCTACCTGCGCGAGCTTGACATGACGAACGACAAAGCCGACTTCGTCTGCCGCGCCTCGTCGAGCGCGCTTCCGCTGGTCGAAGGTCGCATGGTGCATCAGCACCGCGTTCGGGCGAAGGCGTACCGCTCCGGCACCGGTCGCGCCGCGGTCTGGGAGCCGCTGCGCCTCGCAGCGGCCGCGGTCGCGCCGCAGTTCTGGTACCCGCGCCGGTTGCTCACCCCCGCCCTCGAGGCCCGCACCGGCGACGTCCGCGCGGGGTTCTGTGACGTCACGGGGCAGACGAACGAACGCACCCTGCTAGCCGCGCTGATCCCGGCCGGCGTGGTGTGCGGCAACAAGGTGCCGACGCTCACCTTCGACGTCGACGGCCTGAGCACCGAGGAGGCGGCCACGCTGTGGGTCGCGCTGGCGAACAGCCTGCCGGTCGATTGGGCCGCCCGCCGCGTCGTCACGACGAGCATGAACTACTTCCTGCTGCGGTCGCTGCCCTTGCCGGCCCTGACCCGCGACGAGATCCTCCGCGTCATCGAACTGGCCGACAGGCTGCGCCAGGCGGAGGGCGCGCGCGATGCCGATCTGTGGGCGTTGGGGCAGGACCGGGCGGAGATCGACGCCATCGCCGCCCGCAGCCTCGGCCTGGACCTGGCCGACCTCGAGATCGTGCTCAACGACTTCCGGTTGCTCGACCGGGGTCAGCCCCCGCTGCCCGGGGAGGAGAGGTCCACCGTCACCCGAGACGTTGCACTTTCGGCTCTCGCCTCCGAACTGGGAGAAGATGCTGGTACTTGGAGGGTGCGGGCGGACCGTGCCCAGGCGCAGGGCGCGATGCCGTACGTGCCTTCGGACTACGCCAAGCCGACGAAGTAGGGAGTCGCACGTGTCGAGCGGGGATCTGGAGAGGCCGGTCGGGGTACGCAGGCTCGTCTACAAGGAGCTCCTCGAGGGCGACTACCGGAAGCTCGCGGCCAAGTCCAACGACAGCGACAGCGGTGGCGGAGCTCGCGATCTGCGTTTCCCGTTCAAGGAGTTCGACGGGATCTTCGCCCGGCTTCTCCCGCTCTCGCGTGAGGAGCACCGTCGTCGAAAGGGCGGCCGGGTCGATGTGCCGCTGCGCACGGGACCGGTCTACCTGGACGAGGTGACCGAGACGGGTGGGGAGACGACGACCGAGGCAGAGATGGTGTGGGAGACGCCGACCGACGCCCGTCCTAGCGAGGGACGCATCGCGAAGGTGCACGCCTCCCCGGCCACCCGCCAGCTGCTGGAAGCGCGGGAGGCGATGAAGGACGAGGAGGGCAGGCCGCCGCGGGTCTTCGTGCTGTTCGTCCAGAACGACCAGGGCGAGCTTCGCGTGCACTACGCATACGAGCACGAACTCCGAGCGGGGGAGTGGGCGCCGGCGGTTGCCCGGCGGATGCTCGAGCATCTGGATAACCCGAACCGGCGTCGTGACCGTGCCGTGGCCGGCTACATCGACTTCCAGGACAACGTCCACTACGCGCATGACGTCCGCTAACCCGCCGGCGCCGGTCCCGCAGGACGCCCAGGACGTTCTCGACCTGCTGCGCCTGAACCACAACGTCCTCATCAGCGGCCCGCCCGGCACGGGAAAGTCACGGCTGCTCGGCGAGGTAGCACGTGGCTTCCGACACCAGACCGGTGGCCCGGCCTACGTCCGAACCAGCAGGATCGCGATCCCGGCCACCACGGGCGGCCCGCCGCCGCCTTACCTGCCCAGCCCGTCACGCGGGACGCGGGAGGTGTTCCCGATGCCCATGCACTCCGGCTCCAAGCAGCGCGACCTCCTCCGCGGCATCGTTCCCCGGGTCGATCCGGACTCTGATGTGCTCCGGTTCGAGGTGACGGAGGGGAGCCTGTACCGGGCCAGCGAGCACGCGCTCGCTCCGGACGGCGCCGCGTTGCTGCTCATCGACGAGATCAACCGCGGGCCGGCGGTCGCGGTGTTCGGCCCGTCGATCGTCGCGCTCGACGGCGACAAGCGGTTGGATGACGCTGGCAGCCCGACGAACCGGACGGCGTACTTCGACATCCTCGACGAGCAGGGCCATCAGATCTCCTACGCGCTGCCGAAGCACCTGTACATCGTCGCGGCGATGAACCAGGTCGACACGTCGGTGGAGGCCCTAGACGTCGCGTTCCTGCGTCGCTTCACCCCGTTCCGGCTCACCCCCGACGAGGCAGTTCTGCATCGGCACTTCGGCGTGCACGCCGCGGACGTGCCGGCGGGGACGCCGTCGTCGGCTGCAGAGGTGTACAGCCTGCTCATCGCGGCTTGGCGGCGGGTCAACGAGAAGATCAGCCTGGGCCGCGGGCCCGAGTACCAGCTTGGCCACGGAGTGCTGATCCTCGACGCTCCGCCGCAGCCGCTGCCCGAGGCCGTCATGTACGCCGCCCGCGTCTGGCGGTTGGTGCGCCAGCACGTGGACGAGGTCTTCTTCGGGGACACCCGGGGAGTCGCCGACGTGCTCGCCGCGGATCGTGGGGCCAGCCCGTACCAGCTGGACGAGACCACGTTCGCCGGCCAGCCCGTCGTGCACCTGCGCGGGCCGGAGTACCTCGCCGGCGATCCGCTGCTCGCCGCGCTCCGGGCGATCGCCCAGGCCTGACGTGGCCTCGCTTCAGCGGCTGACCGTTCGGGAGGCCCGCGACGAGCCCGGTGTGGTGCGGTCCGCGGCGGCCGCGCTGGGTGTGCCCCACGACGAGGTTCTCGCGCTGCTGGACCCCGCTGCGCGTCGTCTGCGCGAGCTCTTGCGGCTCCGCAGCAGCCCGTTCATGGTGAGCGCGTCGGGCTCATTGCGGGTCGACGGCATCGCCGGGCTCGTGCGACTGTCACCCGACCTGGAACTGCAGATCGCGCCGAAGTTCCTTGACCCGGACGATCCCGGCTGGCAGGAGGACTTCTTCCTGCTGGCGGTGTTCTCCCGCACCGGCCGGGTGCTGCCGCGTGAGCACATTCGCGCTGGCCATGGTCGCCGCGGCGACCTCGCCACCCTGGTAGGCCAGACACTCGTACAGCTGTTCTGGGAGAGCCACCGGCGTCCGGTCCGCTCGTACCGGACCCGGGAGGTACAGGAGTTCGCCTACGAGGGGGACGTGGATCCGATCGACCTGTTCGTTCCGCCCCCGGACGGCTGGCCGCAACGCGTCCTGCAACTGCGGCGCGACAACGAGCACAACGCGGTGCTCGCCGGCGCGGTGCGGGCGTTGCTGCCCGAGGTCCGCGACTCCGAGACACGGCGGCAGCTGCTGCGCGTTGGGCAGGCGATCGGCCATCAGCCGCCGGTGACGTCGCTGCGCCCGGTTCGTCTTCCCAGCCGATACCGGCAGTGGCAAGTCGCCTACGACCTGTCCCTGCAGGTGCTGCGCGGGTTCGGGGTTCAGTTCCAGGAGGAGCACCTGCTGACGCCCGGGTTCGTGCTGCGGACTTGGGAGACATGGCAGGCGCTAGTCGAGGCGGCGTTGCGCACCGGAATGCCTGCCGAGGTGCTCGGCCAGCAGCCGTATCGGCTCGGAGATCGGTCGACGAGCCCGCTCGACGTCACACCGGACGTCGTGATCGTCGTGAATGGCACGCCGGTCCTCGTCGTTGATGCCAAGTACCGCACCCGTGAGGGCACGCGTCCCTCGATGGCGGCCGACGACATCTACGAGACCCTTGCCTTCATGCGTGCCACCGGGACGACGAGTGCCGTGCTGCTCTACCCCCGACCGTCCGACGTCGGACCCGTCCTTCCCGTCGGGAGTGTCGAGTTGTTCGAGCAGGTGGACGTGGGAGCCGAGCGGATCGTCGCGCTTGCCGTGGAGTGCCGCGGTATCAGCGCCACCGACGGCTACGGCCACTTCGCGAGCAGGCTCTCTTCGGCTGTGCAGGAGCACACCGTCTAGGACGGTCGGTGCAGATGGCCAGACGAACGGCCGTCGCAGACGAGCGTGTGGACTCGAAGGGACTCGAGGCCGAGCACCACCGGGTAGGTGGCCCATCGGTTTCCTGTTCGCGGTGAGCGGCGCGCTAGCCTCGCAGCGGGCCGCAGCCGCCCCCAGTTGTCTCACGCGTTGTGTGGTGCGTCACCTGGAGGGATTTCTGCACCCGCCGGGCCTCTAGCTCAATCGGCAGAGCAGCGGACTTTTAATCCGCGGGTTGACGGTTCGATCCCGTCGGGGCCCACCCAGTGTCACCACCGGCCGGCGGCTGGGGTGACGGCTTCACCCATCCGCGTGGCAGCAGATCGACCGGGTCGCACCCGAGAGCGCCGGCGATGAGCTCCAGGTCGTGCATGTCCATGGACATGACCCCGCGCAACCGCACGCTGATATAGGTCTGGTTGACGCCGACCCTGCGCGCAAGAGCCGACCCGCTCATCCCTCGACGGGCGAGCGCTGCACGTACCTCCGCCGCCACGGCCTCGGAGTAGGTCAGTGGCTGAGCGATCGTCTGTGTCGCCATAGCGCTGAACGATAGCGGTAGCGACACGCCGAACGCGATAGGGACTCGCGCATTAGTGGCAGAGCCACTAACTTGACGGTCGTGACATTCGCTCAGTCGAGGGACACCCAGCCGATGGACGCCTCCGGTCTCGCCTCCACGGTCGCCGCCAACGTGCGCGCCGAGCTCGCTCGCCACGGGATGACCGCGCAGGACCTCGCCACCGCCATCGGTGTCACGCCCTTCTACCTGGGCCGGCGGATCGGCCGGCAGCAGCGCGGCGCGATCGCCATCGACGTCGACGAGCTCGAGCGCATCGCCGCCGTCCTCGGCGTCACCCCGGAGTACCTACTGCGGGCACCCTCGCCCGCCAGCCCTCCAGGCGCGCCCCCGGCCAGCTGACCGGTTCGACCCCGCCACACAGCAGCGCCCCCCTCGCATCGCTTCCCGGCAGCGCGAGGAGGGCACCGTCAACAGAGGAGCCTACCCATGCACCAGGCCCACGCCCACCACTCCGGACCCGGACGTCACCGTCCGCGGCCGCTCGACGCCAAGGCGAAGCGACCCGCCAGGATCGTGGCCGGATACCGGGAAGCGCACCCCGGGCAACTGCGCGCCGTCGGGCGCCGCGAGACCCGCACCGAGCGCGCGAAGGCGGCGCGCGTCGCCGCGGCCCGAGCCCGCTTCCTGGCCGACGTCAACCGCGGCACGGGCCCGGTGACGGCGTGATGGCGCTCGGGATGGCGCTCGGTGGCATGGCCGTCGCCGCCGCGGGCTTCGTCCTCCTCTGGATCGACCCGCCGTGGCTGGAGCGGCTGCTCGCCGACCCCTCGCCCTCCCGCGACGACGCCACCGAGGTGCAGCCGTGATCTCCCCAGCGGTCTACGTCCGGCTGCTCCCGACCCGAGCCAGGGTCGCGACGAGCCCCACCGACGTCGGCACGGTCCCCCTTTCCCCGGGGACCGTTCCGAGCGCGCCCGCGCGGCCAGACGGATGCACTGTCCGTCTGGCCGCCGGGACTCGCCCCTCTGCGCCACGCTGCTCGGGCTGGGCCACACCGCTCCGCGGGCCCTACGTCGCCGACCGTCTCCTCTGCGTCCTGTCACCCGGGCACGCCGGCCGGCACCTCCCGTCGCCCTACCACCGGGGCGCGCGCTGATGGGCGGGCAGATCGACGCTCCGACGTGGCGCGGCGATCCCGCTCTGCTCGTGTACGCCGTCCGCTACGCCCTCACCCGGCAGGCGTCGGGATCCCCTGCGCCGCTGGTGGTGCTGCGCGCCCTGCAGGCCAACCGGAACGACCTGCCGGCCACCGCTCAGCAGGCCATCGCCCGCGACGTCGGCGCGTGGCTGGACGGCCCCGGCGCCGAGCAGGCGCCGGCCGACCGGGGGCCATGGATCATGGCCCTCGCCACCCTCGGTGTCCGCCGCCGACGCGCCCCGGTGGTGGCGTGATGGCCCCCTGCGCCGGCGCCATCCACAAGGCGCCCCTCGGCGGGTCGTGCGCCTGCGGCCGTGTCACCCGCGTCCGCGCTGCTCGCCGGCAGACCATGCCGCCGCCCCGCGTGACTCCGGCCGACTGGCTGCTGCACACCCTCCGCGGCGACCTGGTGGCCATCCACTTCCGCGACCCCGCCCAGCTGCCGGACCGCGCCGCGGCGCGTCTCACCGCCACCACCAGCGCGCTGATCGCCGTCGTCGAGGCCGTCACCTACGAGGCCCACGCCCACGGACAGCCGACCCGCCGGCCGTTCCACGACCCGGCCGCGGCCGCGGCCATCGACGCCCTGGTCGCCGCCTTCCAGGACCGGCCGGGCTTCCGCGAGGAGTGGACGCCGTGACCGCCCCAGCTCTGGCTGACCACGGCCTGCTGTCGGCGCTGGCGATCACCTACGGCGCCGCCGGCCACGACCGGGGCTCCAGGCTGACCCACGCCTCAGCGCACGTCGGCCGGTTCCTGGCCTCGACCGCGGAGCTGACCGTCGAGGAGGCCCGCGCGCTGCGCCGACACGTCCCCCGCTGCGCGCCGAGCACCTGCACGGTCGTCGTCCCGGCGACGCGCACGTGCGGCTGCAGCGTCGGCGGGTCCGCCGGCCACCCGACCGCCTGCGACCCGCGCGGCGTCGGCCGGTACTGCCCACCCTCCCTGTGCTGGTGCGGCTCCTGCCCCTGGTGGAAGCCGGCGGCACCGGTCAACTACGCGGCCGCCCTGCAGCGGCTCGCTGAGCAGACGAGGAGCCCCCGGTGATCAACGACGGCACGATGCAGCACCTCCCTGCCGACCGGATTCGCCGCGCGGCCGAGCGGTTTGAGCAGGACGCGGTCTTCGCGGAGAAGGCCGAGGAGCACCTCTGGATCGTGGCGGTCGCGCACCGCATCAGCCCGGAGAAGGTCGCGGCGGTCGCCGCCGGCGACGAGAGCGCGCTCCTGGACGCCGAGTCGGTGTCGATCGCCGGCCTCGGCTGCTACCGCTGCGAGAAGGCCTACGAGCCCCGCCTGCTCGGCAAGCGCTGCCGGGGGCCGCAGTGACCACGATGACGTGCGCCCATCGGGACTGCGGCTGGTTCGACGGCTACGTGGGCGGTCAGCGCGATGCCTACGCTCTCGCGGCCGCCTCGCTGCGGGCCCGCGCTGCAGTCGACATGCTGCTGCCGGTTGATGCCTGGACGAAGGTGATGGCCGCCGCCGACGAGATGGAAAGCCGGCGGCGCGCCCTGGCCGAGCCGCCGCGCTGCTGGGCACCAGTGTCCACCTCGCCCCGGCGCCGACTGCGCCGCGCCTTCGCTCTCGCCCGTAGGCGGTGGTCGGCGTGAGCGCCCCCCTGGTCCCGGCGGCCACGGTCCTGCGGCGGCTCCCCGGCCGCCGCCTGGTCATCGGCCGCTTCCAGGTCGCACACCTGTACGCCACCTCGGAGCGCGCCCGGTGCGGCTGGCGGATGCCGGCCGATGCTCGGGTGCTCGAGCAGGTCGACGAGGCACCTCCGCTGCGCGTGTGCGCCCGCTGCGTCGGTTCGCTCCCGCCGGCGCAGGTGGACGCGCTGCGCCCCGACGCCACCGAGCTCGCCGCCGTGCATGACCGGGAGGCCCGCCTCGTCGCGCAGCGGTGCATCGACGACCTCGAGCGGATCCGCCGGCGCGCTCGCCTGGACGGCACCGCGGCCGCGATCGTGGAGCTCACCGTCTCCAAGCCGGCGACGCACCCGGCGGCGCCGCGGCCGCGCACCCGCGCCGCCCAGTACGCGCAGAACTCCGGCCACGTCGCCGCCATCGAGCAGACGACCCTCGCGCGGTTGCTGAACCGGCTCACCCCCGGCGGCTACAGCACGGAGTGGCGGATGTTCCTGCTCGACCCGCCGGCGCCGGGCTCCCGAGTCGACCCGCAGGCGAGGCGGGCATGACCGGCCGGCCGCACGACTTCGGCGCGTGGGCGCCCGCTCCCGCGCGTAGGCGCCTCGCTGTCGTGGCCCGCCCTTCCGGCGGCCACACACGCCGCCAGGTCGCGTTCTCCACGGTGCCGCCGGAGTGGATGAGCCAGGGCGCCCGCCAGCTGGAGATCCTACTCGGCCGCGCAGCCGGCCCGACTCGCTGCGGCCCCGTGATCGTGCGGGCGTTCTTCACCGCCGACGACGTCGACCAGGCCTTCACCGACCCGATCCTCGCCGACGTGCCCGACGCCCACCTGTCCCGCGCCCGCGCCACCTGGCTGGCCGCCCAGCCCGGATGGCTGCTGCTCATCGCGCACTGCCGGGTCCTGTGGCGCCAGCCCGCCAGCCAGGTGCAGTACTCGTGAGCACCGGCCTGTGCCGCGGCTGCGGCGCCGACATCATCTGGGCCTGGACCGAGGCCGGGCAGCGGATGCCCCTGGACCCGGCCCGCTACCCGCGCGAGGACACCACCGCGAACGTCGCCGTCCGCACCGACCACACCGGCCGGATCTGGGCCCGCGTCATCTCCAAGGACCGCCCGCTGGCGCCGTTCGAGCACCGCGGGATGCCGCACTTCGCCAGCTGCCCCGCCCGACCCCGCAAGCCGCGCGACGAGCTGGCCGCTCGCCGCCGCCGCAACCGCCCCGGAGGCTCACGATGACCGACCGTCCGATCGTCTTCGTCGACTGCGAGACCACCGCGCTGGGCCCGCTGGCCCGCCCGTGGGAGATCGCGGCTGTTCGGCGGGACTGTTCCGACGCCGACGTGTACGAGGAGACCGAGTACGTCTGGCATGTCGCCTACTCGCCCTTCATCCTGCCGCCGGGCACCAACCAGTCGGCGCTCGAAGTCGGCGGATGGTGGCAGCGCGGCGACTTGATCGGCGCGGCGAACTGGTTGTACGACGCCTACGGCGACAGCGACGTCCGGCTGGCCCGCGCCGCCGAGTGGGCCATCGCCCGCCGCGTCCACGAAGTCCTCGCTGGGGCCGTGCTCATCGGCGTCGGCGTCCACTTCGACGCCGCCGTGCTGTCCGCCATGTTCAGCCGGCACTGCCTCGCCCCCGAGCCCTGGCACTACGCGATCGTCGACCTCAAGGCGGCCACCTGGGGCCAGCTGCAGCAGATGCAGGACTACGGCAACGACGACTCGCTGCACACCGCCCGCGCTCTGCCCATGAAATCGGAGCAGATGGCCGAGGAGCTCGGCGTAGCCCCGCCAACCGCGGAGGAGCGGCACACCGCTCTCGGTGACGCCCGCTGGGCCGCCCGCTGGTTCGACGCCCTCGTCGGCGCCGGGGTGCCGGCATGAGCGCCCTGCCCGCGTCGCAGTGGCGCGACGCCGTTCGCCTGGACGCCGCCCTGCTCGACCCGCACGACCTCGCCCCGCACCCGCGGAACGTCCGCCAGGACCTCGGTGACCTGTCGGGCCTCACCGCCTCGATCGCCGAGCAGGGCGTCATCGAGCCGCTGACCGTCGTCCAGCTCGAGCACGGCGGCTACCAGCTGGTCGCCGGACACCGACGCGCAGCCGCGGCCATCGCTGCCGGCCTGGACCAGGTGCCGTGCGTCATCCGCCGCGACCTGTCCGTCGACGCCGAGGCCGACCACGTCCAGGCCGAGCACGTCGGCGCGATGCTCGCCGAGAACCTCCAGCGCGCCGAGCTCACCGCCGTCGAGGAAGCCCGCGGCGTGCAGACGATGCTCGACCTCGGCGCCGACGTCGACGTCGTGGCCGCGCGCACCGGCCTCGAGCGAACCCGCGTCCTCAAGGCCACCGGCGTCGCCCGCCTCGCACCCGACGCCGCGTCCGCCGTGGAGCACGCCGGTCTCACCCTCGACCAGGCGGCCGTGGTCGCCCGCTTCGAGGGCGACACCACCGTCGTCGAGCAGCTCGTGGCCGCCGCAGGGCTTGGCCCGGGCCGGTTCGCTCACGCCGTCACCCGAGCCGAGCAGCAGCGCGCCGAAGCGGAGGCGATCGCCGCTCGCCGAGCGGAGCTCGAGGCCATGGGCCGCCGCGTCGTCGACAGCGACGAGGACGGCGAGAGGCTCGACGACCTGCTGCACGCCGGCGCCAGCATCGACCCCGAGCAGCACCGCGCCTGCCCTGGCTCCGTCGTCCGCGTCAGCGCCTACAGCGTCGCGGACGGCGTCAGGACGCATGACGTCGAGCTGTGCGCCGACCCGGCCGGCAACGGCCACACCGCACGGTGGAACCGGGACCCCGCCGGCTCGCCGGGCACCTCGATGTCGGACGAGGAGCTCGAGCGGCAGCGTGACGAGCGCCGCGCTGTCGTCGAGAACAACCGGACGATGGCCGCGGCGAACACCACCCGCCGCACCTGGGTCCGCGAGTACCTCGCTCGCCCCAAGGCGCCCAAGGAGGTGCTGCGGTTCGCCGTGGAGGCTCTCGCCACCGACCGGCCTCTCCTCGCGGAGTGGCTCGGTGGGCAGGGCGGCCAGGACGTCGACGACGCCGCGGCCGAGCTCGGCCTCTCTCGCTCCACCTGGCGCGCCACGGCGAAGCCCGGCACGCTCACCAGCGGCCAGCATGTCGTCGACGCCCGGCTGCCCCTGCAGCTGCTCGCGCACGTCGCGGCCGCCCACGAGGGCCGGATCACCCGCGACGCCTGGCGCTGGCGCGACGACCGCCGGCACGCCGCCGCCCGCTGGCTGCGGTTCCTCGCCGGCCAGGGCTACGAGCTGTCCGACGTCGAGCAGCAGCTCGTGGACGGAGCGGACCAGTGAGCCCGCGCCAGGCCAGCCCGGAGCAGGTGGCCCGCAACCAGCGCGTGGACCGGATCGTCGAGCTCTTCGTCGCCGGGTACAGCCAGGACTACGTCTGCGAGCAGGGCGTCACGGGCGGCTGGACCCGCCGCGACGTCCTGACCGTCGTGGCGCAGCGCGGCTGGCCGCTGGACGGCTCGGGCCGACTCCCGCTCCGGATGCGCCCTCAGCCCCAGCGCCGCCGCACCGACCGCCCCTCGCCCCCCGGCCACCAGCGGCCGGGCCCGCGGCCCGTTGACTCGTTGGCCGCGCGCACGCTGGCCGCGGAGGCCCGGGCGTCCGTCACGCTCGACGGCGACACGTACGTCGTGGGCGGCGCCTACACGGCGGCGGCCTCGCGGCCGCGGACCTCCACTGAAGGGACAGCGCCGGCGGACGTCGACGCTGCAGGGACGGCACCGGACTCTGAGGAGCCCGGTCACGGATACGCGGGGCCCGACGCCCAGCCGCAGGTAAGCCCGTCCCGCTCCCACCCCGGAGAAGGCGGGGAGCTCGGCGCGTCGGACGCACCGGCCGAGCCCCCCGCCGCCGGCCAACGGACCTGCGAGCGGTGCGGCAACCCCTGCCCCGGCCGCCGGGCGGACACGAAGTACTGCAGCCGGGCTTGCACCCAGCAGGCCTACCGCGCCCGGGTCGACGAGATGGCTCCGCGCGTCGACCGCGACGGGTCGATCTACGCGCAGCACGTCGCGATCGAGCAGACCCTGCGCGAGAAGCACGGGCACCCGTCGTACGTCGCTGAGCTCGACGGGCCGGGGAAGTTCCGGCCGACCGTCACCCCGCCCCCACCGGTCGGGTCGGACCTACCGCTGGCCGACTGGGAGCGGGAGCTCCTCGACGGGTGGGTGTGGGACCCCGACAGCAAGTCCTACGTCGCGCGCACCGATGCCGTCGAGGAGACAGCCGCGGACGAGATCACGGTCGACACCGGCGAGCAGGTCCCCCCGCCCGCGCACGTGGACCTGCTCGCTGTCGCGCTCGAGCACCGGCACCCCGCGGTGCGGGCGAAGGCGCAGATCGTCGTCAAGGCCGTCGACAAGCTGCTGTCGGCCATGGCCAGGCACCGGGATGCGTGAGCCGTGCAGGTCGGCCTCTGCCCCGAGTGTCGCCGCCGCTACGTCCTCGTCTGGGCGTCCCCACCCTGCCGGTGCGGCCTCGACCACGGGCCCGGCGCCTGCCCGGACGCCAAGCGGGTCCGCGTCGTCCGCGAGCACAAGCCCTGCGGCCGACACCGCCGCCCACGCCCTGACTCCGTTCAGCTCTACCCCTAGGAGATCTCCCGTGCCGTCCGTTCCTCGCGGTGACGAGCTCGAGCGCATCGAGTGGGTCGAAGGACAGGTCCCCCTGCCCGACATGCCCCATGGGCAGCTCGCTGCCGGCGATGCGTCCGAGCTCGGCCGGCTCACTGCTCTCGGCGTCAACCGTGCCGCGGCCGCGGTGCTCGCCGCTGGCCCCGGGCCCCGGCCGAAGAAGACCCGTGAGCTTCCTCGCGAGCACGGCAGCGAGCGCGGCTACCGGCAGCACATCGACCGCGGCGAGACCACCTGCCCGCCGTGCCGGGCCGCGCACGCCGCCTACAACGACGAGCACGTCGTCAGGTGGCCGGCATGAGCGTCAAGGTCTCCAGCTGGGTGTGGGAGCACTCCAAGACCGGCGGCGGCGACCGCCTGCTCCTGCTCGCGATCGCCGACAACGCCGACGACGACGGCGACAACGCCTGGCCGTCGGTGGCCACGCTGGCGCGCAAGACGCAGACCTCCGACCGCACGGTGCAGCGCGGCATCGAGCGCCTGGTGAAGGGCGGCTGCGTCGAGGTGAGCCGCGGCGCCGGCCGCGGCGGCACGCACCGCTACCGGGTCCTGATGACCGCTGTCGCCGCGGAGGGCTGCGGCTGCGACGAGCACGCCGTCACCGACCAGGAGCAGGCGGTCACCGCTGGGGACAACCTGGCCGGAGCTGTGGAGAACCCCTCACAGGGGGGTGTCAATCTGACACCCGTCAATCTGACGGAGGGGGTGACACAGCTCCGTCACCGGGGGGGTGACACAGCTGTGTCACCTGAACGTCCTGAACGTCCAAGAACTCCCCCCAACCCCCCGGCACGCCGGGGGGCGAAGTGCGATCACGGAAGGACCAGCGGTTGCCGCCGCTGCGGCACCAACCCGCGTGCCGCCGAGCACCGCGAGCTCCTGGCCGCCGCCGAAGCGGCGGCCGCCCAGGTCGAACGGGTCGAGCGAGACCGTGACGCGCTGCCCTGGTGCGGCGACCCGGCCTGCTACGAGCCCACCCGCTGGCGCACCGACAGCGGCGGCACGGCCCGCTGCCACGCCTGCCACCCCGACGTCGTCGTCGGCCGCCCCGCCAGGCAGCTCGTCGTCCTGGCCAGCCAGCTCCCCGCCCTCCGCGCCCGGGCCGGCTGATCGTGGCCGTCCCCGTCCCCCGACCGCGACGGCCCCCCGTGTGGATGGCCGCCTGCGACGACTACCGCGAAGCCCACCGACCCGAACCCACGAAGGGAGCCCCACGTTGATCGAGATCACCGGCCACTGCCCGATGGGCTGCGGCCAGACGCTGTTCGTCGGCGACGGCGGGCACGTCACCTGTTCCTACGCGCTGTGCCCTCGATCGGACGCAGTTGACGAGATCCTCGCGGACCGGGAGACCGAGCACGTCGTCGTCCTGGCCGAGGAGACGTTCTCGGTGCAGCACCCGCTCCGGGAGCGCCTGGACGACGAGCTGTTCACCTGCCCGCTGCACGAGTGGCTGCAGCAGCAAGACGGACCACCCGAGGCGCCCGGTCGGTACCGCGTCCGTGAGCCCTACGGCGACTCGATCTGGGAGCCGCTGGCATGAGCGGCTTCGGTGATCTCTTCGGCGCGGCTGGTTTCGCCGGCACACCGTTGGGTCAGGCCGCGGCGGCCGCCCAGCGGGACACGAAGAAGAAGCCGACCCGTGGTGCTCTGCCGCCGATCCGCGGCAAGCGCATCGACGGCGTCCTGTATGTGCGCGCCGACGACGTCGCTGACGCCCTGCAAAGCCAGGTCCCGACGGCGGCGGCGCGAGGCACCCGATGAGCGGCACCCAGAGCGGCCACTTCGAGCGACACCTGTGGGAGGTCGACCACCCGTACTACTCGACCCACGGCAACTACTTCTCGCGCGACTACCACGCCGCCTATGGGTCATGGGTCGAGTTCGTGGAGGACGCGGGAGACGACGACCTCGACATGAACCTCGTCTACCGCTGGGACTGGCAGGTCCCTGACCCGGACGACTACGAGCCCGACGAGGAGATGCCGCCGGAGACCCTGGACCTGTTCTATGTCGGACAGCGCAAGGCCATCCATCGGTCGGTGAGCGTCACCGTGCAGCGCGAGGACGAGCCCGCGATCCGCGACTGGCTGATCGTCCGCGCCGAGCACATGCGCCGGGTTTGGGAGCCGCTGCTGTGACCGCCCAGAGGGGCGAGCCCGCCCAGCGGTACGGAGTCTGTTCCGGCTGCGGCGAGCGGAAGGCACTCCGCGCCAGCGACGGCGCTGTACGCCACCACAAGGGCAAGGGTCGCACAGTCACCCCGAGCGGCGCGTGGGCCGTCTGCTGCTCCGGCTGCGGGCAGCCACCGCGCCTGGCGGTGACCCAGTGACCGGCGCCCAGAGGGGCGAGCCCGCACAGCCAGCGGTGTGCACCTGCGGTCCGGGCGCGTGGGGGACCTGCGACACCTGCGGCGTCGACGCCTGGATCAAGCACCACTGCCCGTTCCCCTGCGACGACGTGACCTGCGAGGGCGGCTCGATCTGCATCGGCTGCCTGACCGGCCGCCCCTGCCCCGTGCACAACGACACCGAGGAGGACGGCCCCGAGTGTCAGCTCCACTGGCCGGACGGCAACGAGGCGGTCTGCGGCTCCTGCGGCGGCCCGCTGTGACCGCCCAGAGGGGCGACTTCGAGCAGGCGGTCGTGGACGGCGGCAGCCGGTGAAGCGCTCACCGCTCGCGCGGTCGACACCGTTGCGTCGGTCGTCGATGCTGGCCCCTGGCCGCGTTCCGCCGCGGGCCGGTGAGGCGAGTCGCTCCATCGCGACCCGGCCGCGGGCTGAGCGACTCGCCGGCTCCGGCTCCGCCAGGGCTGGGGAGATCCCGCCGAGCGCGCGGGCCGCGGTGCTCGAGCGGGACCGGATGCGCTGCATCCGGTGCGGTGTCTCGGTCGAGCACCGCCCCCGCTCGATCCACCACCGCCAGCCCCGCGGCATGGGCGGCACCCGCCTGGCGTCGGCGCACCGGCTGTCGCTGCTCGTGCTGGTGTGCGGCAGCGGCACGACCGGCTGCCACGGCGAGATCGAGTCCCGACGCTCCCATGCCCGCACGCTGGGCTGGCTGATCTCGAAGTTCGAGCCGGCCGACCCGCAGACCATCCCGCTGCACCTGGACGACGGCCGCCGCGTGTGGCTCCTGGACGACGGCACCAAGACCGTGGAGATCGCCGGTGCCTGACGACCGCGCGCCGGGCTGGCACCGCGGCAAGGGCCGCGCCCGCCGCGTCATCGACTGGCGGCTGGCCATGTGGGTGGCGATCGCTGTCGTCTGGGCTGTCGTCACCTACCGGGCCGCCACCTGGGAGATACCTGAGGCGGTCGTGGCCGCGACCGCTGTCACCGCCGCCGGCGCCTTCGCCGCCGGCTACCTGATGGGAGAGCGCGCTTGAGCAGCGACCACACGCAGCACGTCATCGACTCCATCGACGGGGCGCTCGCCGACTGGTCGGTCGGCCCGGACGCCATGCGCTGGTCGCCGAACCGGCCGGCCGCGCACAGCCTGCCGGTCCGGCGTCATGCCGCCCTCTTCTTCGCTCCTGCGGGCACGCCACCACCGGGTCGCGCCCCCTCCGGCCCGTGGCAGCGGCTCGAGGACGCGGATGGGCTCCTACTGCCCGTGGCCGACGCCTTCCGGAGCATGGCCGAGAGGATCACGGAGCTCTTCTCGCTCTCGTCCGCCGAGGCATCCCGCTTCGCGGAGACCCTGGCATCCCTAGCCGCCGACACCACCGCCGACGACGACGTCGATGACCTCCGCACACGGGCGCTTCGGCTGCGCCAGCAGCGCCACACCGGCCCGAACACCGACGTCACCAGGCAGCGGAGGCCCCGCCATCACAGCGCCACCCGATCAGTCGCCCGTACCGCTCCCTTCGCCTCCCGGTCCCGCCGATGACCGTCGTGTGCCGCTCGACCCTGACGACCTCGGCATCCTCCGCTTCGAGCGGCAGCACTGGCGTGATAGCTGGAGCAAGGGGCAGGCCATCGCTGAGCAGTTCGGCCTCACCCCGGTCCGCTACTACCAGCGCCTGTCTCGGATCATCGACACCCCCGACGCCCTCGCTGAGGACCCCGTGCTCGTCCACCGCCTCCGCCGGCTGCGCGCCTCCCGCCTCTCCTACCGCGACCGGCAGGACACCCGTGGCTGACCGCGTCGCCGTCGACACCGGCGACCTGTGGCGCTGGGTCGACCGCCTCACCCGCGCCCGCCGCGAACGCGTGGTCCGCAAGACCCCCGGCGCCCGGGCGCGCATCGAGTACTTCGAGCTGCCCAGCCTCTGGACCCAGCTCATCCGCGAGGTCGACAGCAGCAGCACCGGCGGCGGCCACGGCGCCGGCGGCACAGGCAGCCGGCCGCCCATCAACCTCGAGAAGGTCGCGCTCGCCGCCGAGATCTCCGACCTGGTCACCGACGCGCTCATCGAGCACGGCGAGCGCCCCCGCCTCGAGGTCGACGCTACGACCGACCGCCGCCGGGCCGCCACCCCGCCGGCCCTCGTCGACGACACCGGGCGACCGCTGCACGATCCCGACGTCGCCGGCCGCCTGGTCGAGCGTGCCGCCCGCGCGGCCGCCGACCAGGCCGCCCGCCGCGACAGCGGGCGCCTCCAGCACGACACCGCCTCCGACCTGCGCCACCTCGCTGCTGTGGTCGCCGACACCCGCGAGGTCGAACTCATCACCTGGTGGGCAGACCAGTACCGCTACTGGGTCGCCCGCGTCGAGACCGCCCTCGGCAGCGACGACGAGTCGATCGACACCCGACCCGTCCGCGGCAAGGCCTGCCCCGCCTGCGAGGCCACCTACGCCATCCGCGAGCAGCCCAGCGAGGCCTTCGCCAGCGGCGTCGAGACCTTCCACGACCCGGCGCTCGTCGTCCAGTTCCACGACGGCCGCGTCCGCCACGTCACCTGCCGGGCGTGCGGCGGGGACTGGTGGCGCGGTGAAGGCCTCGAGCAGCTCGGCGAGCAGCTGGGCGGGTCGACGGCCTGGACGACGAGCACGGGCGACGAGCCAGCGGAGGACTGACCAGATCAGTCCAGCGTGCGCAGCTGATCGGCTGGCTGCCAGGTCAGCTCGTACTCCCACGGCGAGCTGTACAGGGTCGCCAGCCCCAGCCACGCACCCGCGGCCGTGCGCATACGCCCCCACAGCCAGCCCGACCGCCCGTCGCTGCAGCCGACCGGCCTGGTCGGCACTACCCGTGACGCGCCTGGCCGGCTCAGCGCGGCGCTGATCTCCCGCTCCAGGTCCTCGTCCGGGGTCGGCCTCCACTGCACCTCTGGAACGGTAGACACGCCGTTGCGTAGCCAGAGCGCACACCGAGAGTGGCGACTGGCTGTACCGTGTGCACCACCGGCGGTGAGCCATGCCCGGAGGCAGGTGACTTCGGTGCCCTGGGATCGCGCCCGACCTCGCTCCTCGGACTACGGCCCGGCCCATGCTCGGGCCCGTGCTGAGGCGGCCAGGCTCCACGACCCCGACGACCCGTGCACCCGCTGCGGGCACCGGCTCGGCCCGATGGGTCCTGGTCTGCACTACGACCACCGCGACGACCGGTCCGGGTACGCTGGGTTCGCCCACGGCTCGCCCTGCCCTGACTGCGGCGTCCGCTGCAACGTCGTGGCCGGTGCCCGGAAGGGCCGCGCCGCGCAGGAGGTGACCCGCCTGGCCTGGTGACCGGCCGGCCTCGGGATCGCCAGGCGTGAGCTCGGCGAAAACAAGGGCGAGGGCCAGCCACCCCGCCAGCGCCGCCCGCGGCTTGGTGACAAGGCGCTGACCTGGGGTTTTGCACCTCGCGGCCGACCGAGATCACCCCAGGGGTGTGGGGGGCGTCCGGATCTCTGGACCCTCACCCCGTTCTGACCCGCCTGTCGAGCTTTCCCCCCCTACGTGGGGCGTTGCAACGTTGCAACGCAGGAGGTGACGGATGGACCGTCACTGTGCGTCATGCCGCAAGCCGCTCAGCTCGACGTCGCCTCGAGCGCGGTTCTGCAACAGCACCTGCCGGTCACGGGCTCACCGGGCCGGCGGGCTGGCAGCCGTCGAGAGCTCCGCGCAGCCGGTCGACCTGGCCACGCGGCGAGCGGCCTCCGCTCCGGCGCCGGCTGGCATCGTGGCCGCGGTCATCGCAAAGCTGACCGAGGCCGACCGGCTGGACACCTGGGAAGGGCAGGCTGCGCTCGACCTGGCGCAGCAGATGGCCGACGCACCAGCGGCCACCCTCTCGGCGCGCGCCGCGGCCAACAAGGAGCTTCGCGAGGCGATGGCCCTGGCGCTCAAGGGAGTCGGCGCGCCGACGTCGTCGGTGCAGGAGATCCGCGACGAGCTGGCCCGCCGCCGGCGCGAGCGTGCCCAGGGCGCCGTGTGACCGCACTGCCACCGGCGACGGAGATGGGCCCCCTGTGGAAGACCGCGCCGGGCTGGTCGGCCGACACCGGATGGGCCCGCACCGACGGCGACCTGGCCGTCCGGGTGGCCAGCGACCTCGGGTTCGATCTCGACGTCGACCAGCAGTGGTCGTTGGACGCCATCCTCGCCGAGGACGACGACGGCCTGCCGGCATGCGGCGAGTTCTGCGTCGTCGGCGGTCGGCAGGTGGTCGGGAAGTCCGTCACGCTCGTGGTGGCGGCCGTCATGGACGTGCTCTTCCTCGGCCATCCGGTCCACATCTGGACGGCTCACCAGTTCCGGACAGCCAGGAAGACGTTCGAGGACCTGGTCAAGCGCCTCAAGCGCCACCCGGACTACGCCGAGCGGATCTCCAACATCAGCGAGTCCCACGGCGACGAGGCAATCGAGTTCGACGACGGCGAGTCGGCGATCGAGTTCCACGCGCGCTCGGGGCGATCCGGCCGAGGTTTCACCACCGGCCGGATCACCATGGACGAGGCGATGTACGTCCAGCCCGGCGACCTGGGGGCGCTCGTGCCGACGCTGGTCACCATCGACGACGCCCAGGTCCGCTACGGCGCCTCCGGCGGGATGCTGCAGTCCGCGCACCTTCGCTCGCTGCGCGAGCGCGGCCGGTCAGGGACCGACACATCCCTGGCCTACATCGAGCACGGTGCCCCGTTCCGGGCCTGCCAGGACGGCGAAACCTGCGCACACCAGCTCGACACCGCCGGCTGCGCCCTGAACGACCGCGAGCTGTGGCGGTGGTGCGCACCCGGGCTGCGCGCCGGCCGGGTCACCGAGCGCTCGATGCTCGGCCAGCGACAGAAGCTGGCCTCCACCCCGCGCGAGTTCTCCCGCGAGTTCTACACCTGGTGGGAAGACCCACCCTCCGAAGACGGTGGCGCCTTCGACTTCAACCGGTGGAAGGACCTCGCCGACCCCGCCGCGGAGCGCGGCCGCGGCCCGGTGTTCGCCGTCGCCACCCCGCGTGACCGGTCCTGGTGCGCGATCGCCGTCGCCTGGCGCCGGCCCGACGGTGCCCGGCAGGTCATGCTCACCTTCGAAGAGGACGGCCCTCTGGACTACCGCCCCGGCACGGCCTGGGTGCCCGAGCGCATCGCCGAGCTCCGGCGCCGATGGAACGGCCGGGTCCTCGTCGACACCAACGCACGCGGGCTGCTGCCCGAGGACGTCGCCGAGGAACCCGGCGAAGCCGACCAGGCCGAGGCGCACAACGCGCTGGCCAACGCCATCGAGGCCCGCAGCGTCCGCCACGGCAACCAGCCGGCGCTCAACACCGCCATCCGCGGCGGCCAGTGGAAGAACCGCGGCGCCACTCGGGCGCTGGACCGAGACGGCGACATCGACGTCAGCCCCGCGGCCGCAGCCGCCATGGCCATGCACGCGCTGCCCGCCGTCGCATCCACGCCGAACATCTGGTGAGGAGGCTGCACATGCTTCCCGCCCTCTACCTCCTCGCCGGCCTTGCCGCAGTCGTCGCCGGCGTCACCGGCCTGCTCAGCGTGTGGGCAGGTCTGATCGTGCTCGGTACCGGGCTCATCACCCTCGGCGTGCTCGAGGCCCGCGGCACAGGCGCGGTCACCGTCGAGGACGGCGAGGCCCGGTGAGGGGAGCCCTCGCGGCGCTCCGCCGCTCGGTGGAGAACCCGAACACCCCGCTCACCGGCGGCCGGCTGCTCTCCCAGATCACCGACGCCGGCGAGGTCTGGTCCGGCAACCCGCTCCAGCGCGAAGGCCCCACCGCGGTCGGGGCCGCGCTGCGGTGCGTGCAGATCATCTCCGGCCTGGTGGCATCCTGCCCACTGCACACCTTCGAGCCGGAGACCCGCAGGACCGTCCGGATCCCCGCGCTCAGCGCCGAGCGGGTCGGGATGACACCGTTCGAGCGGCACGAAATGACGACCGCGCACATCGCGCTGTGGGGCAACGCCTACTGGCGTAAGCACCGCACGCGGGACGGGCGGTTCGCCGAGTTCGTGCCCATCCACCCGGCCCGGGTCGAGGTGGAGATCGTCGAGGGCGAGGACGCAGCCGCCGTCGGCATGCCCTACGTCAAGAAGTTCACCGTCGACGGGAAGGTCCCCCTCACCGAGTGGGACATCATGCACATCCCCGGACTGTCCTTCGACGGCATCAAGGGCGTGTCCGTCGTTGGCCGGCTGCGGCGCACGTTCGAGCTCGCCGGCAGCGCCGAGGCGATGGCCGAGAAGCTGTACCGGCAGGGGATGCTCCTGTCGGGCTTCCTGTCCACCGATCAGCCGCTCGAGGAAGACCAGGCCACCATCCTCAAGGACCGGTGGCGGGCGAAGCTCGCCGGCATCGACAACGCCTACGAGGTTGCCGTCCTCGACCGGAACACGAAGTTCCACGAGCTGTCGATGTCGCCGGCCGACGCCCAGTTCTTGGAGACCCGCAAGTTCTCCACCACCGAGATCGCCCGCATCTTCGGCGTGCCCGGCTGGCTGATCAACGACCAGGAGAAGTCCACCAGCTGGGGCACCGGCATCGAATCCCAGTTCCGAGCCCTGGTCGTGGTCACGCTCGCGCCCTACATGCAGCGCATGGAGCAGCGGATCGACCGAGAGATCCTCGACCCGCGCACCGAGAGCGCGAAGTTCAAGCTCGAAGGCCTGCTGCGCGGCGACTCCAAGGCCCGCGCCGCCTTCTACAACGCCGGCATCACCGGCGGCTGGCTCACCCCCAACAACGTCCGCGACCTCGAGGACATGGAGCACGTCGCCTGGGGTGACGAGCCGTACCTGCCGCACAACCAGTCCGCCGAGTCGCAGCGCCCCGGCCGCGGCGAGTCCGACGACGAAGATCAGGAGGACGACGACTCGTGAGCACCGCGACCCTGCTCCGCACCGCCGGAGCCAGCGAGATCCTCGAGCGCCGCACCCGGCCGCTCACCATCACCGACGCCCGGGTTGTCACCCGCGCTGAGGGCGACAACCCGGCGAAGGTGTTCACCGGGCACGCCGCGGTCTTCGACTCCCGCACCGCGATCGGCAATCCGCTCCGCTGGGGCTGGTACGAGGAGATCGCGCCCGGAGCCTTCACCAAGACCCTCGACGAGGGCGACGCACGGTTCCTCGTCGACCACGACTCCCGTCTGCTGGTCGCCCGCGTCTCCGCCGGCGACCTGCGGCTGGCCGAGGACGACATCGGCCTGGCCACCACCGTCGACCCGCTCGACGAGGAGCTCTCCTATGTCCGGGACCTGGTGCGCAACCTCGAGAAGCGCCGTATCACCGGCATGAGCTTCGGCTTCTACGTCGTCCGCGACGAGTGGTCGACCATCGAGGTCGAGGTCACCGGGCCCGACGGCAAGACCACCACGGAGCAGGCCGATCTCCGCCGCCTGCTCGAGCTCCGCCTCCTCGAGGTGTCCGCGGTGACCTTCCCCGCGTACGAGGACACCGACGCCGGCCTGCGCAAGCTCGCCGACGAGGTCCGCGCCGCCCGCGGGCTGCCCACCGACTCCGCCCACACCTCTGAGGGCGAGCGTCCCGCGCCGGGAGAGACCACCCGGGACGAGAACGACCCCGCGCCGGCTGACGCCACCCGGGGCTCGCAGAGGGAGGACGAGCGCGCCCACGCGCTCGTCGCGCGTTACGGGCTGCCGCGGCAGTAGCGGCGGCCCGCCGAGCCCCACCCACCCGACCGCCCCCCGGCACCCGCCGGCGGCGGCATCAGCCACGCGAGGAGAACCACCATGAAGGCCAGCCTGCGCAAGAAGCTGGACCAGCGCGCCGCGCTGTGGAGCCAGTACCAGGACGCCCGCTCCCGGGCCGAGAAGGACGGCGCCCCCAACGCCGAGGACGGGGAGACCCGCGGCAAGCTGCTCGACGACATCGAGCGCCTCTCCCAGGAGATCGAGGAGGAGGAGCGCAGCGAGCGCGTTGAGCGCCTGTTCGAGGGCTCCGACCCGGGCGAGCAGCGCGGCACCAACCCGCGCGGCGGCGTCGACGAGGACGGCGAGGAGCGCGCCAAGCCCGACGAGGAGTACCGGTCGGCGTTCGACCTGTACGTCCGCCGCGGCCTGGGCCGGCTCGACGCCCGGCAGCAGCAGCTCCTCGAGGGCCGCTTCGAGCAGCTCGACACCCGCGCCCAGGGGGTCGGCACCGACGCCGCCGGCGGCTACGCCGTCCCGAAGGAGTTCGTCGCTCGCCTCGTCGAGGTCGCGAAGGCATTCGGCGGGATCCTCGCCGTCGCCGACGTCATCCCCACCGACACCGGCGCCCCGATGAACTGGCCCACCGAGGACGACACCTCGAACATGGGCGCGATCCTCTCGGAGAACACCCAGGTCACCGAGCAGGACGCCACCCTCGGCCAGGCGTCGCTCGGCGCCTACACCTACACCTCGAAGATGATCCGCGCCTCGCTGCAGTTCCTGCAGGACGCCGGCATCGACGTCGAGGCGTGGCTGGCTCGCAAGGTCGGCACCCGCATCGCGCGGGCGCTGGCCGTGCACCTGGCGACCGGCAGCGGCACCGGCCAGCCGCAGGGCCTGATGACCGGCCTCTCGGTCGGTGCCACCGCGGCCGGCGCGGCAGTCATCAGCTTCGACGACCTCATCGAGCTCGAGCACTCGGTGGACCCGGCCTACCGGATGAACGGCCGGTACGTCCTGGCGGACGCCGCGATCAAGGCGCTGCGCAAGGCCAAGGACGGCAACCAGAACTACATCTGGCAGCCGTCCACCCAGGCCGGCGTGCCCTCGCTGCTCAACGGACGGCCGTACACGATCGACAACGGGATCGCCGCCCCGGCGGCGAGCGCCCGCACCGTCGCGTTCGGCGACATCCGCGAGGCGTACGTCGTCCGGCAGGTCCGCGGCGCCCAGGTCATGCGGCTCACCGAGCGGTACGCCGACTACCTGCAGGTCGGGTTCCTCGGCTTCCAGCGGTGGGACGCCAAGGTGCAGAACGCCGCCGCGGCGAAGGTCCTGGTCCAGGCCGCGTCCTGACCCATCCCGGCGGGAGCGTGACCACCCACGCTCCCGCCGGGTGCCCATCGCACCGCCGAGACCGGAAGCGGGCCCCGTAGTGCCCGCGCCACCCGCATGAGGAGGGACCCACCGTGAGCCAGACCCCCAAGACCGAGGTCGACGTCGTCGCGATGCCGTCGCTGCGCACCGACGGCACCCCCGACCAGACGCCCGGGTTCAAGGTGCTGCACGAGGGCGGTGAGGTGAAGGCCGCCAGCAGCTTCAACGAGTTCCGGGACAAGACCCAGGAGACCGTCGAGGTGCCGGAGGAGTCGGCTGCGGCCGCCACCACCGACGAGACCGAGACGAAGGCCCCGGCCAAGTCGTCCCGGTCGGGCAGCTCGAGCAGCTGACCGCCGTGGCCTCTCGCCCCCGCCGTGCTCCCGTGGATCCGCCGCCGAAGTCGTTGCCCGCGGCGCCGCCGGAGACGCCGGAGCGCGGTGGGGGAGAGGTGGCCGCCACCGTGACCCGCCCCATCGAGCCGAAGGGGTGTGAGACACGGTGAGCGTCGTCGATCTGGCTGACTTCAAGGAGCACCTGAACAAGCCCGCCAGCCCGAGCGACGAAGACGACGAGCTGCAGCGCAAGCTCGACGCCGCGGAGGCCCACGTCGCCAAGCGCTGCGGACCGCTCGGACCGTCAACGGTCACCGTGACGGCGCATCTCTCCGGCGACCACCTCGTGCTGCCGGCCACCCGCCTGGCCACCGTCGCGGAGGTGCGCGACCCCGCCGGGCAAGTCGTCCAGCTCGCGGACGGGGCGACGAACCTCCTGTCCGGCATCATCCGCGTCCCATACCGACGCGCAGGGGCCTGGGCCATCGACATCACCACGACCCGGAACGTGGCCACCGATGAGCGCCTCGCCGATCTCCACGAGGCCGTGCTGATCATCGCCGCGCACCTGTGGGAAACCCAGCGCGTGCCCGGCCGCAGCCCGCGCCCGGGCCAGGCGCCGGAGCCGCCGACCGGCCGCGGCTTCGCGATCCCCAACCGGGCCGCCACGCTGATGGGCCCGTACACGCTGCCCGGGTTCGCCTGATGCCCGACACCGCGTCACCGGCCGTCCGCACGGTCGAGCAGGCCGCGGCCGGCGCCATGGTCGGCGACCTGGACGACGTCGTCGTGCTCGCCGGGATCAACGACCAGCAGGAGTACCAGTCCCGGCAGGTGACCATCGCCGGCACCTGGGATCCGGAGATCGAGTCCCTCACCAGCAACCACACGGTCACCGTGCTGCGCGAGCAGCTCGGTGCCGGCCGCCGGGTGCGCGAGACGTCGGCGATCGCCTGCCTGGCCTTCTCCGGCGACGGCGACCGAGACCTGCAGCGGCACCGCGCTGCCGTCGAGCAGGTCATCACCGCCCTGCACGCGGCCCTGCGTGCCGTCGCCCAACTCGAGGACGGCACGCCGGCGACCGCGCGCATCGACGAGCAGCAGTGGGCCGAGGTCATCGATGAACAGGGAGGCGGCGTCATGTGCCTGTTCACCGTCATCGTCGTGGCGTTGCCGTGACCACCCCGGCGTCGGTGCAGATGGCGCAGCTCGCCCGCGACCTGCACCGCATGGGCGCGGCCGGGCGGCGACACCTGCGGGTCGCGTTCGAGCGCGCCGGCCGGGCCGCCGAGTCGGACGCGAAGTCCCGCGCCGGGTCCTGGTCGACGCGCATCCCGGCCGCGATCTCCGCCCGGTCCGAGGTTCGGCCGGACCGCATCGGTGTGGTGCTGCGCGCCTCGGCGTCGTCGGCGCCGCACGCCCGCCCCTACGAAGGACTGGGGCAGGGCGGCTCCTTTCGTCACCCCGTATTCGGCCGGCGGGATCGGTGGGTCACCCAGCCCACCCGGCCGTTCCTGTGGCCGGCCGTGCGCGGCCGCCGCGCCGACATCGCAGCCGCCTGCGCGGACGCCTACGAGGCCGCCGCGCGTGACGCCGGCTTCCGCTGACCAGGAGGACCCATGGCACTGATCCCCGCCTTCCACGAGGTGTACGGCTGGCAGCTCATCCCCGAGAGCCGTCAGCGCCTGCACCCCGACGAGTGGTCGGTCTACGACCCCGCCGCCCACAACGCCGACGACGTCGTGAAGTACCTCGCCGCCGCCGGGCCCCGCGAGCGCGCCCGCGTCCTCGCGCTCGAGCGCGACGGCAAGGCCCGCAAGACCGTCCTCGCCGAGGACCCCGAGACCCCGGTCGCCGTCGGCGCCGGCGAACCTACCAGCCCGGCCGGGGACGACCCGGGCCAGAACCAGGAGGACTGACCCATGCCCGAGATCGCCGACGCCACGGCATTCTTCCAGCCCACGGTCTCCGAGATCGTGTGGATGGAGGACATCGCCGACAAGGTGAACCTCGTCCCCACCGCCGCCGAGATCGCCAGCGGCCTGCGGCTGATGAACGAGCTCTACGACGTCACCGGCTTCACCGGTGAGCAGTCGTGGATCACCCGCCGCAACGGCGGGTCCCGTGTCGACGGCCAGCTCGCCGGCAAGTACACCCTCGCCGCCTCGTCCATCACCTTCACGATGGACAAGGAGGGCACCGACGCCGCCGCCGAGTTCGCCGTCGACCCCGAGGGCGACGAGGCCCTCGAGGGCTACCTGCTGTACGCGATCCGCGGCCTGGTCACCGCGCGGCCGGCGAAGACGTTCCACTGCGAGGTGGCGCCGGCCATCGACGTGCCGTCGTGGGACGGGTCGGACTACCCGCGGATCACGATCCCGTTCGGCATCCACAAGGTGAAGGACATCGTCATCCCGACCCTCACCCCGTGACCAGCCTCCGCGACCGGATCGAGGCCAAGGCCCGGCGGACGGCGACGATCCCCCTGCAGGTCGGGGACATCGCCGCCGCCGCGGCCGAGGTGGCGACCGCCCGGGCGGCGCTCGACCTGCACCTGGGCAGGGTCAAGGGCCGCACCGAGGCCGAGGGCGGCCCGCAGACCGACGACGAGCAGAAGCGCACGATCGTGCTGCGCGGCGCGCTGAAAGAAGCGCTCGCACGGGAAGCCGGCTGCGTCGTCGACGTCGAGCTCCAGGCACTGCCCGACGACGAGTGGGACGCGATTCTCGGCCAAGCGCCCGAGGACGAGGCCGGCGACATCGACCTCGACGATGTCCGCGCCGCGCTGCTCGCCGCCTCCTGCATCGACGAGACGCTGCGCGACGAGCAGTGGTGGACCGAGCAGCTCGCCCGCCCGGAGTACTCCAAGGGCGACAAGGTGCTGATCAACAACACCCTGCTGCGGCTGAACCTCAACACCCCGGACGGGCGCCAGGGAAAAGGCTGAGGCGCGACCAGCTACACGCCGCCCGGATGGCGTACTGCGGGCCGCGCGGCATCCCCCTGTCGGTGTTCCTCGGACGGGTCGTCGGACCGGGCGACCCCGCGTGGCTCCGATCGGACCGCGACGCGGCGGTCGAGTGGGCCGCCCACGAAGCCCGCCGGTGCGGGAGCTGCGGCACCCACCCCGACGACTGGGCCGACAACCGGCACGCCCACCACGCGCACCTGTCCGATCAGTGCCCCGGCTGCCTGCAGAAGCACCGCCGCACCGAGGCCGTCGGCAAGGACGGGCTCCCTCCCGGTGTGCACGTGATCCTGCCGCGCGGCCCGGCCGCGGCCTGCCCGCGCTGCAAGCCCCGCGACTGACCGGCTGACCAGCGAGGGGGGGGGTTGCAACCATGGCCCTCTCCAAGGACGTCGTCATCCGCATGCTCGGCGACTCCAAGTCGGCCGAGCAGGCGATCAAGGCTGCGGCCGACGCCGCCGAGGTGTCGGTCACCGCCTACCGGCGGGCGGAACGGGAGCACGCGAAGCAGGCCAAGGCAGCCGAGGCCGCGGCCGCCCAGCAGCGCGAGGCGATGGCCTCGGTCGGCCGGGCGGCGATGACCGCCGGAGCGGTCATCGCCGCCGGGCTCGGTATCGCGGCGAAGGCGGCGATCGACTGGGAGTCCGCCTGGGCCGGCGTCGTCAAGACCATCGACGGCTCCCCCGAGGAGTTGTCCGCCCTCGAGGGCGAACTCCGCCAGCTGGCCACCACCCTGCCAGCCACGCACGGCGAGATCGCCGCCGTCGCCGAAGCAGCCGGCCAGCTCGGCATCGCCCGTCAGGACGTCGTCGAGTTCACCAAGGTCGCCATCGCCATGGGCTACTCGACCAACCTCGCCGCCGAAGACGCCGCGACGAGCATGGCCCGGTTCTCCAACATCATGGGCACGTCCTCCAGCGACGCCGACCGGCTCGGCTCAGCCCTGGTGGAGCTCGGCAACAACGGCGCGAGCACCGAAGCCGAGATCATGGCGATGGGCCTGCGCATCGCGGCCGCCGGCCGCCAGGCCGGCATGACCGAAGGCGACGTTCTCGGCCTGGCCAACGCCATGTCCTCGGTCGGCATCGAAGCCGAAGCCGGCGGCACCGCGATCTCCCAGGTCATCAAGGATATGAACAGCGCGGTCCTCAGCGGCGGGGAGCAGCTGGAGAGGTACGCCCGCATCGCCGGCGTCAGCGCATCCGAGTTCGCCAAGGCGTGGCGCGACGACGCCGCCTCCGCGCTGCAGACGGTCGTCGCCGGGCTACAGCGCGCCCAGGCGGGCGGCCAGGACGTCAACGCCACCCTCGGAGACCTCGGCCTGTCCGGCATCCGCGTGTCGGACACCCTGCTCCGTCTGGCCGGCGACGCCGACAAGCTGGGCGGGCACCTCGCGACCGGCAACCGGGCCTGGGCTGAGAACAACGCCCTGATGAACGAGGCCAACAAGCGGTACGAGACGACCGCCTCGCAGTTGCAGATGGCCCGCAACCAGATCACCGATGCCGCGATCGACATCGGCGGCACGCTGCTGCCGGTGGTGGCGAAGGGCGCCGAGCTGGTGGCGGACTTCGCGCGAGGCTTCCAGGAGCTCCCCGACTGGATGCAGTCCAGCGTCGTCATCATCGGCGCGCTCGCCGCCGGCATCGGCCTGCTCGGCGGCGCCGCAGCGATCGCCTACCCGAAGATCCTCGCCTTCCGGGCCGAGATGCAGATCCTGGCGACCTCCGGCACCGCCGCCTCGACCGCCGTGGGGCGCTTCGGGCTCTTCATGACCGGGCCCTGGGGCGCGGCGATCGGCGTGGCCACCCTCGCCCTCGGAGGCCTGGTCACCTGGCTCGGCAACTCCTCCCGAGCCAGCGAGTCGGCGGCGAACTACCAGCGCGACCTCGCCTCCGCGCTCCGCGAGTCCGGCGGGGTGATCAACGAGAACGTCCGCGCCCTCGCAGCGCAGAAGGCAGAGAGCGAGCAGGTCGCCAACCGCTCGCTGCTCGAGTGGGCGAAGGATCTCGGCATCGCCCTGCCCCGGGTGACCGACGCCCTGCTCGGCCAGCGCGACGCCTACGAGGAGATCGTCGGCGCCGCGCAGAAGCGCCTCGACCAGATCGAGGCCGAGATGAACACCGGCCTCGACGGCGACTCCGACCGCTTCTACCAGCTCGACCGCGAGAAGCGAGAGCTCCAGCAGGTCATCGGCGCCTACGAGGACCTGGCCAACGGCATGGGTGGCGCCGTGGCCGAGAACGAGCGCATGGCCGCCGCCGCCGCGCTCACCGGTGACGCCGCGATCAAGTCCGGCGACGCCCTCAGCGGCGCCGCGGACGCGGCCGGTGAGCTGGGAGGCGCCACCTCCGACGCCGCGTCGGCCGCGGAGGACCTCGCCGACGCCCTGGACGCCCTCAACGGCCCGACGCTGGACCTCCGCGACGCCACCCGCAAGTACGAGGCCTCCATCGACGCCATCACCAAGGCCATGGGCGAAGAGGGGTGGAAGCGCACCCTCGACGCAACCACCGAGGCCGGCCGCCAGAACCAGGAGATGCTCGACGACCTGGCGAAGGCGGCGATGGACCAGGCCAACGCCATCCTCGCCAACGGCGGCTCCTACGACTCCTTCCGCTCGTCCCTCGAGGCGGGGCGCGGACAGCTGGTGCAGGCCGCACTGGCGATGGGCGCGACCGAGGAGCAGGCGTGGGCGCTGGCGAACTCCATCCTGCAGATCCCCGACGCCGCCACCGTCGACATCCAGCTGCCCACCTACCAGCAGACGATGCAGCGTCTCGCTGAGGTGCAGGCCAAGGTGCTCGGTCTCCCCCCGGGGCACACGGTCAACGTCGGAGTGCTCAGCGAGCAGGCCATGCAGAAGCTGCGCGACCTCGGCTTCACCGTCAACACGCTGCCCGACGGCACGGTCGAGGTCAGGGCGAACACCCAGGAGGCCTACGACGGGCTGAACGCGTTCCTCCGGGCGCCCGCCGTCAAGACGGTCCGGATCATCACCGACGACTCCGGCGCCACCGTCGGCCGCGACTTCGCCAACGGCAGCAAGGCCCGCGCCTCGGGTGGCCCTGTCTGGCCCGGCCAGCGGTTCCTGGTCGGCGAGAAGGGACCCGAGCTGGTCACCTTCGGCCAGTCGGGCTACGTCACCCCCGCCGACCAGACCGCGCAGATCCTCGCCGCCCTGCGCCAGCCGGCCCCCTCCGCGGCGCAGCTGGCCTTCGCTGCCCCCGCCGCGCCGGCGGTGTCCAACTCGAGCACCAGCTACTCGCGGACCTACGCCCCGAACGTGGTCGTCCGGACCGCCCGTCCCATGGACGAGCGGAGGCTGGTCGCGCTCCTGGCCGACGAGGAGTTCCTGCATGGCTGAGCGGCTGGTCTGGACACCCGCCGACGGCTCACCGCCTCTGGATCTCTCCGACGAGAGCGCCGGCTTCGTCTGGCAGGCCGAGGGCACCCGCGGCCTGCGGTCGGTCGTCTACTCCTTCACCTCCCAGTCCTACGCCGGCATCGACGGCGACGAAGTGCAAGCCGTCCGGGCAGAGGCCAACCACCCCTCAATCGGCATGCTGGTCCGGGCCCGCAACGTCGACGAGTTCCGGGCCCGCACCCGGGCCCTCGTCCACGCACTGCGCCCCAAGGCCGGCCCGGGGACGCTCACCGTCACCACCGAAGACGGCCGTGCCCGCCGCCTCGTCTGCTTCTACGAGGGCGGCGCGGAGGGCGACGAGTCCGACGAGACGACGATGCCGGGCCGCTGGTGGAAGCTCATCCTGCGCCTGTACGCGCCGATGCCGTGGTGGCTGGGCGACCCCCAGCGCGTCGAGCTCGGGCTGGGCGCCCCGACGACGTTCTTCCCGATCTTCCCGCTGGTCCTGTCACCCTCGACGATCCAGGGCCAGTTCACCGTCGACCTCAGCGACACCGACGCGCCGGCCTACCCGGTGTGGACGATCACCGGCCCCGGCAGCTCGATCGAGCTGACCAACCAGACCACCGGGCGCAGCATCCTCGTCGACACCGCCCTGGGCCCCGGGGAGTCCATGCGGATCGACACCCGTCCCGGCGCCCGCTCCGTGCGCCGCCTCGTGGACAGCCCCGAAGGCCCCGTCCCCGGCGAACTGCTCACCGGCGCGCTGCAGGGCGACCCCGCGCTGTGGCCCCTCATCGCCGGCGTCAACCGCGTCACCGCCGCCCTGGCCGGCGCGACGGCCGACTCCCGCATCACCGGAGAGTTCGAGCCCCGCTACGCGGGGGTGTGACCGGTGGCCGACTGGTCGATGTGGGCTCGCGACGCCGCCTACGGCCTGGACCTCGAGCTGCCGATCACCTCGGCCCGAGCCGTCCGGCGGTGGCTCGGTGTGGACACCGCCATCATCGAGACCCCGTTCACGCCTGAGGCCATGGACCGGCTGCAGCCCTCCCACGGGGTGGAGCTGTGGCGCGACGGCCGCCAGGAGTTCGCCGGGCTGGTCGAGGAGCTCAACCCGACCTGGAGCGCCGAGACCGGCGAGGCCGTGCTCAAGGCATCCTGCGTCGGGGACGCCGTCCACCTCGCTGACCGCCTCGTCTTCCCAGACCCGCTGCGCGCCGCGGACGACCAGACGGTCAACGACCACTGGACCACCAGCGGTGTCGCCTCCACCGCGATGCAGCAGCTCATCTCCGACCAGGCCGGCCCCACCTGCCGGGCCGACCGGCGCGTGCCTGGCCTGGCCCTCGGAGCGGACCCCGGCGTCGGGGTGTCCCGCCCCTGGTCGGGCCTGTTCAACTCGGTGCTGCAGCAGCTGACCCTCATGTCCGTGGTGTCGGGCGCCAACCTCGGCGTGCGGATGCGCGCAGCGCCCGGCCAGCTCACCGCAGACGTCGTGGCCCCGCGGAACCTGGCAGACGACATCCGATTCTCGGCAGACCTGTCGAACCTGGCCGGCATCGACTACCGCATCACCGCGCCGTCGCTCACCCACGCACTCGCGGCCGGCCAAGGCGACCTGCGGCTTCGGCTGCGCCGGCTGGCGGTCACCTCCGACCCGCTGGCACTGGCCTGGGGCCGGCAGATCTGGTCCTACATCGACCGCCGCGACACCGCCGAGGTGGCCGAGCTCGTCCAGGCGGCCGAGGACGCCCTGGCCGACGGCGGGCCGACCGTGTCCCTGGCGGTGACGCTGCTCGACACCGACGCCGCCACCTACGGCCGCGACTGGGACGTCGGCGACCTGGTCACCGTCTACGTCGGGCTGCCCGGCCAGACCAAGGTGGCGACCGTCTCCGACGTCATCCGCGAGATCCGCCTCGACGTCGCCGCGTCCGGCGCCGAGTCCATCCGCCCGGCCATCGGCTCCTACGACGCCAAGGCCACCGTGCCCACCCCGACTCAGCAGCAGCTCGCCGCCGTCGGGCTGTCCCTCGCCGGCCTCATCACCAGGAAGTGACCCCGCACATGGACGAGACCCCCGCACCGGCCGCGCTCACCGCCCTGGAGCTGGACCGGGCGATCATCGACGCCTCCCGCGAGTACATCGCGGCCCAGCGCGCCCGCCCCCGCGACCAGGAGCGCATCGACGACGCGAAGGCCGAGCTGGACGGGCTGATCGCCCTGCGCGATGCCGGCATCTGAGCGGTACGTCTTCGACCTGCACACCCCGCACCCCAACGTCGACATCGACACGATGCGGCAGGCCATCGTGCAGGCCATCGCCGAGGTGGAGACCAACGCCGCCGGGCTCGACGACACCTACTGGCTGTCCGACCTGCTGTTCACCCTGCTGGGCAGCGCCCTCGCCGAGGCCGCGCAGCTGCGCGCCGACCTGTCCGCCCTGGCCGACCGGCTCGCCGAGCTGGAGCCAGCACCCCCGACCGAGGAGGCATAGTGCCGGACGTCTACGGCCCGTTCGACGGGACGCCCTGGGCCCAGGCCCAGTGGTACCGGCACTCCCCGACCTGGGCGCCGTCCGGCGTCCTGGGCGCACCAGCGGTGTCGCCGACCACCGGGGGGCTCGCGTTCGGGTCGTCGGGGCTCAACGTGTCCGCCGGCCCCGGCCGGGCCGAGGTGCGGGGCGCCGGCTTCGAGCGCACCGGCACGCCGCCCCTGCAGCCGGTCGTGCCGAACACCAACTCCTCGCTGTGGCGCCGCGACCGCCTGGTCCTGCGCCGCGACGTCATCGCCAAGACGGTCACGACCGTCGTCCTGCAAGGCGCGCCGTCGGCCTCGCCGGCCGCGCCGGCCCTGCAGCAGAACGAGGACGGCCAGTGGGATGAGCCGCTGTTCAGCTTCCTCGTTCCGCCGGACAGCGGAACCGCGATCAGTGGTGTCGTCGACGAGCGGTCGTGGGTGTCACCGTCCGGCGCCGGCCACTACACCGCCTGGCAGCCGTTCACGCCCACCCTGACGTCGTCCGGCGGCAGCCAGCCGTTGATGAACGCGGCCAACCGGATCGGCCGGTACCGCCGCATCGACGCGCTCACCATCGAGTGCGAGATGCACTTCCGGTGGGTGTCTCTGGGCCTCGGCGAAGGCCTCGGCTCGGGCGACTACCGGTTCGGGCTGCCGGTGCCGGCCGCCGCCTGGTACCCGGCCGAGTTCACGCTGGGCGTCGCGACCTACGTGGACGCGGGCACCGCCGTGCACGCCGGTGTGGCCAACCTGGACTTCAGCGGGTCGAGGTCCAACGTGCAGATCGTCGTCGGGCCCCGCGTCGGGGCGTCCCTGCCGACCATCCCGGCCAACGGCGACCTGTACACGGCGAGCCTCACCTACCAGGCCGCCTCGCCCTGATCCGTCCCCTCGCCACCCGGCCGCCATCCGGTGGTCGGGCCGCCGCCATGCCCAGGAGGTGCCCGTGGCAGCGTTCCTCACCGGCAAGAAGCTCGGCACCACGCAGTGGTACCAGGAGCGCCGCGACCCGCTCACCGGGTGCACGGTGCTGCATACCTCCGAAGGTGTGATGGACACGATCGGCCCCGACACCGGCGCCGAGGCCCTCGCCGAGTACATCCGCGGCCGCGCCACCGCCGGCTCCTACCACGACGTCGCCGACTCCGACTCCAACCTGCAGCTCGTCGAGTACGTGCACGGGGCGTTCCACGACGCCACCGGCTCCAACAACTGGGCGCTGTCCATCAGCTTCGCCTGCCGAACCACCGACTGGGCGCGGATGAGTCCCGAGCGGCGGCGCGGCTTCCTGCGGCAGGGCGCGCTCGCGTTCGTCCGGCAGCAGCAGTACCGGCGCAGCGTCGGCGCTCCGCTGACCCGCGTCCGACTGATCACGAAAGCGCAGTCCGACCGCGGCGAGTCCGGCTTCACCTACCACGGCTACCGCGACCCCGGCCGCCGCACCGACCCCGGCACCACGCAGGCCGCGCCGTTCCCGGTCGACGAGTTCTTCCACGAGTGCCGGGTCGCGCTCGCCGAGCTCATGCCCGACCACCCCGACGCCGGCCGCGCCGCGGCCGGCAGCACACCCACCCGCGTCCTGGTCCTGGAGGACCCCATGCAGATCCCCGCTGGCGAAGGCGTCCACCTGACCGTCCCCTACGTGCCGAAGGACCACAAGGCCGTGCTGACCGTCACCGGCGACTCCGTGTCCGGGGCGGTCGTCTACTCCAAGGGCGTCCGCGGCGACGGCACCGGCCACCCGCTCATCACGGCGGACAACGGCTGGAAGCAGTGGCTCGCCCCAGGCTTCCAGGCCGCGCTCGACGTCACGTGGTTCACCGCCGTCACCCTGCACAACCACGGGGCGGAGACCAAGCCGGACGCGATCGCCAGCGCCGCCATCGTCGTCGTCCCCGCCTGACCCCACCGGACGACCGGGAGCTGAGGTGACCGTGCCAGTGCAGCGGGGAGACCGTGACGGCCCCACCGTGGACAGCCTGATCCTCGAGAAGATCGACGATCTGAAGTCCCACGTGGTGAGGCTGGAGACCGGTCTCGGCAACCGCGTGGAGCAGCTCAGCCAGCAGTTCGTACCGCGCGCCGAGTACGAGTCGCGCCATTCCGACGTGCGCAACGAGATCACCAAGACCGACGCCCGCGTCGAGGCGGTGAAAGCGGAGCTCGCGTCTCGCATCACCGCCGAGAGCGCCGAGCGCAAGACGCTCGAGGAGAAGCTGGCGGCGGCTCGCCGCTTCGCCGTCAGCACCTCCATCGCCGGCTTCGGCTCGGTCGTCGGCCTGCTGTCCCTGATCCTCACCAACCTGCCGAGCTGACCGAGGAGAGCCCCCATGCTGGACCGGATCAAGAGCGCGCTGCAGCAGCTGCGCTACACCGAGCCCGCGCTGCTGCGCGCTCGCTACGTGCAGATCGCCGGCATGCTCGCCGCCCTCGGACTGACGGTGCCCGGCGTCGTCCACCACTGGGTCGGCGTCGGCCTGGCGGCCGCGGCGATCGCCGCCCCCTACTACCAGGGGCGGAAGACGCGCGCCGACGTGTGGTCGCCGGCCACCGTCGACGACCTCGCGGCGATCGCCGCGCTTTTCCCTGGCCTCATCGGCCGCGCGCGGCAACTCCTCGGCGCCGGCATGCCCGCGGCCGCGGTGATCCGCCAGCTCGAGCAGGAGTCGCTGGCCGACGACCCGCCCGGGCAGCACGCCGCCGACCCCTCGCCCCGCTGACCGCTCGCACGCCCGCCACCCCCTCGACAGGAGTCTTCTCGCATGGCACAGGTCATCGTCGGCCACCCCGACGCCACGTTCAGCGGCTACCTGCGCGTCGCCGGCCGCGGCCTGCTCTTCATGCAGGGGTTCACCGAGCCGATCAGCCTGAGCCCCGCCCAGCAGGCCGAGCTCATGGACAGCGGCTTCACCGTGGACGGCCAGCCGCCCACCCCGGTGCCCGACCCGTTCCCGCAGTACCTCACCGTGCCGCGGGCACGCCAGCTGGTCACCACCGACGAGGAGGTGCTGGCGTCCCAGAGGGCGGCCTCTGAGCTGCT